AATATTATAACTCAATTTGTATAATAAAAAAAGCACCCTAGAAAGAGTGCTTTATTTTAAAGAATATTACTAAGTATTGAAAGCCTAGTTTGGAGTTATTTGAGCTGCATTAGCAGTAACTACTCCTGCATCTACAAAATATGGAGCTTTTTCTTCTTGACCTTCAAATGTCAAAGTAAAGCCAGATAAATCTCCAGCAGCAGCTCCAGTTACTATTGTTCCTCCAGTACATTCCATACCATTTTCGTAACCACATAAAAATTGATTCCCATAATAATCTTCTACAACTACATAAGGTCTGCCAACAGCTAGAAGTTGTATTTCTTCTTTTGTTGCATTATCTAAATAAGTTAGTGTTAGACTAAGTGTTTGAGCATAAAAAGTCGTACCATTTTCACGACTTGAATTAATTGCAGTTTCTAAAGATGAATTTCCTTTAATATCATATTGATACCACGCAGGACTACCTGAAAAAGCAGAAATAGTATTGTCGCCATCAAAAGTTACAGTTCCAAGACTTGCGTAGTCTGCAAAGTAAACATATTTGATACCTCCAAAGCCAGTTTTACAAGGTAACTCTCTACCAGTTGTTAAAGCACACGCCATAATTTTTTATTTTAAAAGTTAAAAAAAAAGGGTAAGATAGGAGCAATCCTTTCCTACCCTCTGTTAATATTAGTTTATATTAAACCGTTGGATCGTATAATACAACTTCGTTTCCGAATCCGTATTGAACTCCAGCAACAAAACGCATTATTACTCTAACGTTTTGACTTCCGTCTAAATCAGACATATCTAACGTTTTAACAAGGTTCATATCGTTTAGTAATCCAGTACCAAAGTAAAGGTTAGATTTTTGAGCTAACACCATTTGGTTATCAGTTAAACCTTCAGCCATAAATATATTAACACCATCTACTGAAAGTGCTTGACCAGAATACCACATTTGACCTCTATCGTCAATACCATTTGCACCGACACCAATAGAATAACCACCTAAAGCTCTAACATAAGCCTTAGCTACGTTTTGAGAAATATATAGGTTTAAATCTTCTTTGCCATAAATAGCAGAAGGACAAGCGTCAATAACTTTTGCCATTTCAGCAATTACGTTAGAATGAGTTACAGTTGTTCCTGTAATATCACTAACGTCAGCGTCAGCTTTGAATTTAGTTACTAATCCGTCAAACTCTCCAGAGTTTCCTGTGTCTCCTACCCAGATATTTTGCTCTGTTTTTTGAGCTACTTCAGCAGCTACGTGAGCAATTAAAAAGTCTGCGAAAGACTTAGGAATTTTCTCGTAAGCAGAATAGCCCATTTCCATACTTTGCCAAGATGAGACAAAAGGAGTGAGGCAAAATTCATTATTTACTTGAAACTCCTCTGGTTGAAGAACTCTCTCAGTAAGTGTGATGTTACCTGCTGACGTAAAGTCGCAAGAAGCATCTACAATAAGTCCAGAAGTTGCTACTTTTTGTATAACTTCTTTATATTTAACATTAGGTCGCACTTCTATCCCTCCTTTAGCGATTGTGTTACCTGATAATAAAGCAGCAGCGATGTACTTTCCAGCAAATTCTCCTGCATACGTTGATGTAATTGATAAAGCCATTTTTATTTATAATTTATATTAGTTTATTAATTTTTCTAAAACGTTATCCATAATTGAATTACGTCTTTTTTCAGAATATCTTACCTTTTCAACTTTAGAAGTTTTACTTTCTGGACTGTGCTTAATTGGATTAGCAGCAGGTTCGGAAAGCTCCTCCTTTAATTGTTCGTTAAGATTTTCTTCTTTATTTTCTTCTGTGAACTCCTCTTTAACTGTTCTAGACTTTGGTTGTCTATTAGGTTTTTCGATTTGTTCTTCAGCTTCTACTACTTTTTCAGAGTTTGGTTGCTTATCTTTTTTAAGATCAGCAATAGCATCTTCTAAGTTATCTACCCTGTCTTTAAGTTCTTCATAGGACTTAGCCCAGTCAGCTTTTTCAGCAGGACTTTCTTCCAAATCTTCTGTTTCAGCAGAATCTTCTTCTTTAGCAGGTACGTCATCACTAACATCTCTTACGTCAGCAATAATCCCTTCTTCTTCAACAACGATAAGCTGTCCATCCTCTAGGATATATTCTCCTACTGGCATAGCCACCTTTTCATCGTCTGTTTTGATGAAAATTTCTTTTCCTTTTTCAAATGATTCTGCTTCTACAACAGTACCATTCTCTAATTTCCTTTCTTCCAGTTTTACTGGAATATCAAGGAGTGTACGAATCTTGTTTATCATTTTACTTGATTTCATAATTGTATAACGTTTATTAAATTTAATTTTGCATTTTCATTATGCAGTTCTACTTATTACTCCAATTCCTTGCGACCAGATGTCTCCATCACAACAATCTCTGGAATAAGAATTAGTATCTTTACAAAGACAAGCCCTACTGCCACCTTTAGGACTTGTTCTACTTGGTATATAAGTTTTTTTATACATTATTTCCTGTTCTTAAACTACTTAAAGCACCTCCAATAGCTTTAAATTCTCTATCTGCTGTATTATCTATATAATTATTATTATACGCTATTCTTCCTTCTGCTGGTAAATCATTCGGTTTAATTCCAAGTATTTTTACATTATCTTTATAATCTTTAGAACCTTTTTCTATTTTTTTATTTCTACTTTTTACATCTTCAACACTTTGAGCTGCTGATAATAATAAATCAAAAGCCTTTCTTGTTTTTGTTCTAACCTTCATCATAGATTTTTCATTAGCACTTACATCGCTTAATATTCTGTTTAACAAATTAAGTTCTACTCTGTGAACATTTAATTCAGTTTTATCAGTATCTAATTGATTAATAATATTATTTAGAATTTTTTTATCCATAGTTATTCTAGTTAGGTTTTATAGCTGTTAAATCATTTATATTTCTTTTCAGAATAGATATTCTTTTTTCTGTTTTTTCTTTTGTCCTATCTAAACTGTCCATATATGTCCATACTCCAGCATCTTTTTTTGATATACCAATATTTTTTAATTCTGATTCAAATTTTTGAGAAAGTTTATTAATATTTTTAATTAATTTTTCGTATTTATTTAAAGAATCTTTATATTCTTTTTCAGCTTTAACAACAAAATAAAAACCTTCTTCACCAGTCAATAAAATTAATCCATATTCTTCTATTGCTTTTTTTATATCATTTATCATATTTAATTCTACTCTTTCTAACTCTATCTTTTCATCAGATAGTCTATCAAATACTTTTTGAATTTCTTTTTTATTTATCATTTTATTGTAAAAATTTATATGCTTGATCTAATTTAGATTGTATTTTTTTATCCATAGTTTTAATTTATTTATGCGTACATTTTTCCTTTTATAGCACTTTTTAAACTTGCTATTTGTTTTTCATAATAATTTGCATTAACATCTACCCCTAATTCTTTACCTGCTTTTTTTAATTTATCTACTTTTTTTTCAAAACCTTTAGCTTTATTTAATATTTGTTTTTCTTCTTTATCTCTTTTTTGTCCTAAAATTTCTGCTTTTCTAAACTTTTCAATATATTCTTGGTGCAATTTACTTAAAGACTTAAACTCTGATACTAAAGATTTCAATTCATTGTCTATATCATCTACTAAAGCAAGTTCTACTCTTTCTCCTTTAACAATACTTTTGATCTGGTTAAGTAATAAATCAGCTTTTTCTTCAGACATATCTACTTTAGGTTTTTGCATCTTATCAGCAAAGTATCCTTCAATAGAAAATCCTTTAACCTTACCAGTCTTAACATAGTCATTCCAGACTTCATCGTTATTGACTTTTAAAGTTCCCATCCAAGTTCCAACTGGTACATTCAAGCCATACTTTCTGGACTTGTCATACTTTTCATCTTCTACTATCCAAGATTCTACTAAAGTAAGTCCACTTAACTCGTGGCTGTGTTCTAAAGTTGAATTGTTTTGATTGCCATTTTTTAAATATAACTGACTAGCTTTTTCAACAGTTTCTTTAGAAAAATAAATATAATACTCATCTTCTCCACTTGTTCTGAATATTGGTTTATTCGGAATAAGTAAAGCACCCATTAATATCTTTTTTTCTTTATCTACTTCTGCAAGTTTTACTTCGTCAGACTTTAACGCTAAAAAATTCTCCTCTATTGCTGGATTTTCTACGATAGAAATAGCGTCTATTCCCATCATACTTTGTGCTTCATCTAATATTAATTCTATTATTTTCATTCTTAAAACATTTCTTAAAACTTTTTTTTATTATCTTTTTAAACAGTCTTTTAAAAGTCTTAGTTCTGTTTGCATACATACATAACGATTTAGTTAAACAATTTTGTATTTATATAGAAGCTCCATCTACTATATTCCTTTCTAAGCTCTGAGCAGTTGTAACATCGTTGCTTACCACATAGGCTTGGACTGGTTGTTGGACTTGATCCCCAATAGCATCTGCCAACTGATTCATACCACTTGAAGCTACCGTATTTATATCAGGTGGAGTAGGTGCTGGAGGTGGAGATGGTGCTGCAATACCAGCGTCTCCTCCTGCTCCTCCCTTAGCAAAACTTGGTGCTGGAGGTGGTTTTGTTTTTAAAATATTTTTTACATTTACAAATCCTGCTGCGATTACTGCTGCCATCTGTATAAAGTTAAATGGAGGTGGTGCAGAACCTAACGCAAGGTTTGCTCCTTTATAAGTATCCATTATCGCTTGAACAACTGCTAACGCTTTTCCAAATTTTGAGTTTTCTCCTGCAAGACCAGCTAACGTTCCTAACGTTGCCTCTACTGAAGCCATCTTGTTTTTCTGTAAATCAGCATTTATTTTTTCTTCTTGTCTTGCTGATTGTTTTTTGAAAGAGGTTAGCTCATTATCAGCATCTACCCAAGCCTGAGTTCCTTTTTTGTATAGGCTTCTTTGAAAAGTAAGTCTTTCAGTTTCTGCTTCTCGCTGTTTTATTATATTATCTAATTGCATCTGGAGCTTTCTTGCTTCTCCTTCTTCCATTTCTACAAGGAAGTCTCTTTCTGCTTGTTGATCTTCTGCCTTAGCATCTCTAATAGAGGTATCTAGTTCTAATTTTTCTCTGTCTAAAGCTAAATCGTTTGCTTTTTGTTCTGATCTAAACCCAGCTATCTGAGCTTCTACTGCTGC